AAGTAACTCGGGTTGGCTGAACTGCCGTCAATCTGTACCGCTACTGCCGTGCCGACTGTCGTCTGGCCGCTAGTAATCATGCGAACTCCATAAGGATTAGGTCGTCATCACGCGCGACCCGTTCGCGCCGTGCGATCTCAAAGTCATCTGGCCACCTGACGCCAAGGACCGCGCCGCTAGTGCGCTGCGTCTGTGCGATAACTGCAAAGGTGGTGACCGAGCCAGCCAGCCAGCCTGCGCTGCGACCTCGACCGCTGGCGAACCCGCGCAACTCCAGGGGTCGCGGTCGTTGCGGTTCTGGCTTGCGCGGCTGCTGGTAGTACCACCACGGCTGTGCGTGTCCACCTGGAGTCGGTGCTGGTGGCGGTGTCGGCGGTGTCGGTGTATTGCCCGACGCGCTGCCCGTGCTCGTGCTGCTTCCGGTCGCCGAACCTGTCAGGTCTGGCGTCCCACCCGCTGCGCCACCATTGACGCTGAACCCAACCACGTTGCCATTGCGGGCCGCTGAGCCACTAGCGCTGCCGCTACTGGTCTGCGCACCCGTGACGGTTCCTGTCGCGTTCTCGGTGCCCGTAGCGCTTCCTGCGCTGGTCTGTGAGCCTGTCGCGGAACCGAACCGCGCAGCAATGCCTGTCGCCGTGCCTGCGCTCGTGGTGCTGCCCGATGCGCTGCCTAGCCGAGCCGCTACACCTGTGACTGTGCCTGCGCTCGATGACGCACCGATGACAGAACCGCTGAAGCCTTGCGCACCCGTGACGCTGCCCGCGCTCGTATTGGAGCCGACAACGAACCCGGTGCCCTGGCCACCCAGGACATCTTCACCCAGAACGCCGAGCGTGGCGCTGTCAAGGGTGAACAGCCCAGTCATGGCTTAGGAGACTGACTCGGACAGGTTCCCTGCGCTGATGGTGTAGGTGCCTGCGGTGCTGAAAGTCTGCGACGTGTCCAGCGCGCGGCTGCCGTAGAACGTTCCCGAAGTGGACGCCGACCAGTAACCCAGGTGCGTGATAGTGGTGCCCGTCGGTACGTCAAAGACGATATTCGCACTAGAGACTGCGGTGCCACCCGACGCTGCGCCCCAGGAGATTGACTCACGGGTGTAGGACCCGCCTGTGACCTCGCTGCTGCCCGATGCGTTCGGTGCTGCGGTGTGAAGGCTGGCAAAGGCAGCGACCGCAGTCAGGCCACCGACCTGCGCGTTGAGCCCGTTGTTGTTGAGAGCCATTACTCCTCCACGATCTCAGAGATATTGCCGTCGGCGTCGCGCTTCACTTTGCGCGTGCGCGCTGGCTGCTCTGGCATGTGTACGTTCACAATCGGCTGTGGCAAGTTCTGGATGGTGGACACCAGGGTCTCGCCCAGGGTCTCGATGGCTTCGCGCTGCTCCAGGTCCTCCTGCCAGTCGCGGCCCGTCGGGTACACGTCGTCAATCGGCAGACCGACAGACGCGGCAGCGTTCTGCAACTGCACCGACGGCAAGCCGCTGTGCGTAATCGGCGGCATGGACAGCGCCGCCAGAACCTCTTCCGGCTCGAAACCGACGTTGATAAGCCTGGTGGCCATCATCACGCGGCGGTCAGTCTCCACGAGGTTCGCGGCTTCCAGGTTGATATTGGCCAATGGCACGCGGTACACGTCGCCGCCATCCACGGGTGGCAGGTCCTCGCGGCGGCGCACGTCATTGGGGGACAGGAAGCCGGACTGCATGCCCGTCGAATACGCAGAGAATCGGCTGGCGAGATCGCCACGCAGCAAGCCGTCCATGTTGAACCGCAGGAACGCGCCACCCGGCAGCAGGCTGCTGAACGCTTCCTCAAGCTTGTGGACGTATGGCCGCAGCGTGATCGTGACGAACTGGATGTGTTGCTGCTCAACCGACGCCTGCGACATGCCAGCCGTGATGCCGAGCATTACGGGCTGAATCTTGAAGATACGCGCGACTTCCTCAACGGTGAACGCGCGCGACTCGACCAGTTGCGCACGCTCGGCGTCGGCGCTCAACTTCTCAAACGTCGCGCCACCCGTCAGGATGTTCGGCCTGTGCGCCTTGGTCAGCCCTCGGCTGTTCTTCTCAAACTGATCCTTGAGCCGGGTCGCTTGTTCCTCGGTCATATCGCCGGGGACGTTGATGATGCCGCTGGACATCGTGCCGCTGCCGAAGTAGCGCGCGGCGTACTCATCAAGCGCCCGAGCGATCCCGAGCACGTCCTTGAGTTCATCCACCCGCGACATACCCACGAGCGCGCCAGGACGCCGAATGTCTGTGATGTGCAGCATGTCCTCGGCAGGAATGATGATGGTCTGGTCAAAGAGGAACTGTGCGAACCCAGCGCGGTTACGCTCGACGCGCACGCGGGTCGGGTCCAGCACCTTGAACCCGATGACCTCGCCGTTGTCACGGATGATGCGGACGTAGGCGTTGCCGTTCAGCAGCACCGACATCAAGACAGACTGGTAAAAATCCGAGCGCGCCACGGCCCGGTCAGCGTCTGGCTGGTCCACCCACGCAGGACGAGGACGGAACGGCACGCGCTCACCGTCACGCCGGATGAACGAGTCAATCGGCAGCGTCGCAATCGTGTCAGCGATCAGCCGCAGCGCAGCAAAGACGGTCGCCAGTTTCGTCGAGGTCGCCGGCGTCATGTAGATGCCAGACAGCGACGCGGGTGCCAGCATGCCATCGGTCAGGAATAGTGACTGGTAGGTCACGGCGCGCTCCTCGCGCGCAGGGGTCAGCAGTCGTCCCAGCATCACTCACGCTCCAGCGCTAGACCGAACAGGAGCGCACCGATACCGAGGGCCACCACGCCAGCAGGCAGGAAGATCCATCCCACACCCACCGCGATAGCAAGCAGGCCAGTCACCTGCAAGACGTTAGCCAGCATCAAGTCTCCGTTAGTAGAAGTTCACAGTTGGCGCAGGTGGTGTTTCCACGCGCGTCATGGCGCGCTCGATCCCCATGACCATCGCCACGGCCAAGTCAATGCGGCGCTCGCTGGACTTGGTTTCCTTCATCAGCCTGGTGCCGCGCGAGTCCTGCTTGAGCACAGCGTTGCTGACGTGGCGAGTCAGGGACGCATCGCCGTTGTGGGTCATGCTGCGCGTATTCACCATGTCGGTGGTGCGCTTAGTCGCAGGGGTCATGCGTGCCGCCGACTGCGGGAACTCGGTCACCGGCAAACCGTCCTCGGCAAGTATCTGCAAGGACCTGGCCCACAGGTGCGGGTCGGCGGTGATCTCGCGCACCGTCCAGCGCAGACACGCGGTGCGGATCGTTTCCTCCACGTCGAGGATGTCCACGCGCCAGTCAGTCTGACCCGGCAGCCGCTCCCAATGACCCGCGACCTGGACGTGGGGGAACTCACCGATCTGGATGGCAACCAACGCGGTCGAGTCACCCGAGAACGAACCGTCCAGAGCCAGCACCACGTCAGCCTTGTCAGGGATCTCGCGCGCTACCTGGCACTCGTCCCAGGCGTGCTGCGCCAGCCATGCACCCTGAAGGGAGACAGGCCGGTTGAACCAGTACCGCTCCCACTCAGCCGGTGACGTCTGCGGGTCCTCGTAACTCGTGGCGATGGCGTCCAGGTTCATCCACTCGGATGCCGGACCGTAAACCTCGGACAGGCCCGCGAGCCTGTCGCGCTTCTTGCTGGCGTCCCACTTCGGTGATGCTTGGCGGTGATCGAACAGCAAACCCGCATCAGCGGTGCGCCCCTCGGCCACGGCCTTGGCGTATTCGTGTGTCCCCTCGGCCACCGAGCCCTCACCCGGTGCGTACATCGTGGTGGTCTCAAAGCCCCAGCCCGCAGCCGTCTTGCGCTTGAGCAGGTTGCGCAGCACGACCTGGTGCAGGCGCTTGAGTCGTGGCAGCGTCCACAGGTGCGTCTCATCGAACACAACGAACGTGGACTTACCGCCGTCCTTGGATGAATCCGCAGCAGACTCCGGCGTTATCTGTCCACCCTGCGGCAGGATGATGCGGGTCAGCCCGACGTCAATGCCGGGATAGTCAGCGCGCAGCCGCTCAGACGTTGAGCAGATGAACCGCACCGCGTCGTACGTATTGCCGGCCTGCCCGTACTCCGTGGCGAAGCACAGCACCTCGGGACGCTTCACAGGAGTGCCGACCGGCTCGCCCTCGTCATAGGGATAACCCCACGCGGATACCTCGCCAGCAGCAGCGAAGTGCGAGAAGCGCACCGGACCAATCGCCTCAGCGATAGCCAGGAACGCGGCCAGCTCCGACTTGGCGCGACCCTTGGGACGCGACAGCACGGCGCGACGGATCAACCTGCGGCCAGCGTCATCGGTCTCATAACAGCGCATGATGAACGCGGCGAACTCGTCGTCTAGTCGCAGCGGCTCGCCCTCGACGTCGCCAGGACCGTGGACGCAGTAATGCTCCAGCCAATCAACGATCTGGAGCCCGAGGCTATGCGTTGGCGACAGCAACGAGACGCGCCTTACGGTCAGAGTCCACGCGCGGCTCAGCCTTGGCAGCGGCCACCTCGTCGGTCACCTCGACCTTGAGACGCAGCCGGTCCTCGGGGGACGCGCCGAACTTGGCCACGCGCAGCCGCAACTCGGCAGCCACGCCGGTATTCCCGGCCCACAGATCGTTGTGCAGGACCGCGGTGTCCAGCAGGAAATCCCAGTCAGTTGTGGTGAACGTCTGCGACAGGGGAGAGCGCCGCCAGTTATCCCACCAGGCCAGGGTGCGATCATGCCAACTTATCGAATCTGGTAACAGCGGTCCACGCAGTTGGCCGTCGTCGGAGACCTTCACAAACTCGGCCTCACGGCGCGCGGTGTCATTCGGCCTGGACCGCTCGCGCTTAGGGGCCGGACCCCTACCAGGCATGGCCTGTACGCACAAACATGGACACCTCGGGTTCGCAGGTTTACTGTAAAGACATGGGACTATTCGGGGGAAAGACAAAGACAACAGCGCTGCCAGAGCCGATCACATTTGACGAAGCGATAGTGCATATGGGTCTGCCGCCACGAACAATCATCCGAGAGCAGGATGTCACCTGGGAGTTGTGGTGCAGCAAGACTGACCTGCCCGGTCGAGGTGAGCCAGCGCATTGCTATCCCGCAACGATCATCAACCTGGGTAAGACGGTGGCCGTTCGTGTCGGCAACAAGACTGTTGCACACCTCTCGGATAGTTCCCTTAGTGAAGCGGTGGACGCATTACGTCAATACGGTGGAAAATCTGCGCCAGCGGTCCTAGTGCTAGGCGGCGATCACAGGCGCACCGAGCGCGTCATGGTTCCCAAGAAGTAGATCCACCTGCGCCTGAATATCCAGCAATCGCAGCGGCGAGCGTCCGAAACGGCGCTTCGTAACAGTCATGTAGCGGCCACGGTCATAGACCTCAACGCCACCCAACTTGCGACCCTTGCCGACCTCGGCGTGACCCCAGATGTGCAGGCCGTGACCCGACGGGCTGACCTCCATGTATGTGCCACGGCAGGCCGCCACAATCGGCGCAGCCCAATCAGCCAGAACGCCATCGTCTAGGCAATGGTCCAGGTCAATGCACGCCACACCATCACCCAGCGCAAACCCGAGACCGTCGCCAACCTCAGACGCATCAGCGTCGGCGTAGGTCGCCCACGTCGCTGGGTCCGTGCTAGACGCTGCGCGGCCATTGACCTGAATCGGACGCTTGGCGTCGTGACGCAGCCAGCGATCTCGCGCACGCAACTCGGCAGGAACGTCAGCCCGATGCGCAGCAACCCGGCAACGGCCAGAACAGAAACGCGCATCAGCTCGACCGC